TGGCCATGCCGCACCGACTGGTTCGACACCGGCGAACACGCAACCGTTTGCACCCACAACGATGACATTTCCGCGCTTGATTTCAAGTTTCTGCGGGGGCTGGTTGTCAGCATTAGCGCAACTTCGGAAAGCCGTGCAAAGCGACTTTTTGAGCGTGCAAAAGAGTTCGGCGCAAAGACCGTAGCGGCATGCCATGTGCAGCCCGGAGTGCGCCCGATGAACCAATCCGGCTGGTGTGAGATTCACCACGAAAAACAAGAGGCAACCGCATGACCCAGTTTCTGGACGACACGATCGACTTTGCTGCGTACCTGCAGGAGGAAGACCACAAAACCACGGTGCGACCAGCACGCGATTTCGTGGCCGATGCCAAGGACAGACTGCGCCGCCGTGCAGCAGAGAAACGCACCTACCTGCCATGGACAAAGTGCAACGAGTCGTTCGAGTTTCGCCGTGGCGAGGTCACGATGTGGAGCGGCCAAAACGGCCACGGCAAGACCGACATAACCACGCAGATTTCGCTTTCGCTGATGGGCCAGGACGAAAAGGTGTGCATTTCCAGTTTCGAAATGAAGCCAGTCACGACCATCGGGCGCATGGTTCGCATGTTCGCAGGCACAAATCCGTTTAGCCCGGAGTTTCAGAGCGAGGATGGATTGACGGCATTGGATGCGCTTTACGACGAGTTTGGCGACTGGGCAAGGAACCTGTGGCTTTACACGCAGACCGGCACAGCAAACCCCGGCACCGTGCTGGGAATGGTGAAGTATTGCGCCCGTGAATTAGGCGTAACGCATGTGTTCATCGACTCGCTGATGAAGTGCGTGCGAGCCGAGGATGACTACAACGGCCAGAAAGAATTTGTCGATCAACTTTGTGCGATTGCCAAGGATTGCGATGTGCACATCCACCTTGTGCACCACCTGAAAAAACCACCCAAGGAAGGCGACATGCCCGACAAGCACGACACCAAGGGCAGCGGGTCGATCACCGACCAGATCGACAACCTTTTCATGGTTTGGAGAAACAAGCCGAAGGAAGACGATTTCAGATCCAACGGCGCAGGCGGGAAAAAGCAGCAAGAACCCGACTGCATTCTGCTGTGCCGCAAGCAGCGCAACTACGAAGGAAATGCCGATGGAGAGCCGCAGATTGCGCTATGGCGGCATCGTGACTCTGGGCAGGCCGTAGCAAACGATGGCGACAGTGCGCAATTTTTCGTCAACTACCCGCACTATCCGAGCTGATGACATGGGCACCATTCACCGCATCCCTGGAGCGCCTGGTGGCCATGGCCCGGATGCCGGGTTTCAAGGCGCATGCCTGGCACCGTGCCAAGGAGCTGGATGCCGACAAGACCGGGCTATGGACGGGGATTGCTGCTGCGCTGGCGCGCGAAATGACTGGCCCGGAAAAGACGCAGGAGTCCGCGCCCCCGAACCGGGGGAGACGGCGTTGAGCGCGGCCGAAGTCGAGCACGCGCAGTGGGAGGGATTGTTGTGAGCATGATCTTGGGGATTGACCCTGGCGCCCATACCGGCATTGCCGTGTTCAAGGACGGCGCGCTGTGGATGCTGGAAACCATTGCACCGCACCAAGTGGCCGACTACCTGACCAAAGCCAGGCCCAGCCGGGTGATTTTCGAGGACTCGCGCCTGATCAGCCACGTCTACACCACGACCAAGAGCCGTGCCGCCGCCCTGAAGATGGCGCGCAACGTGGGCGAGGTGGATGCCTGGTGCCGCCTGATTGCATCGGTGTGCAGCGAGTTGGGCATTCCCTACCACGGAATCAGCCCGAAGCACAAAGGGGCCAAGCTGGACGCCAAGGAGTTCGCACGGGTGACGGGGTGGCTGGACTCCAGCAACGAGCACACGCGTGACGCTGCCATGGTGGCGTGGAATTACCGGAGGGCTGCGCAATGACCAAATACCCAGACAAAGAGCATTCCCTGGACATGCTGGTGGAGTGGAAGGATCGCCACGACGCGCTACAGGCCATGTTCGACGGCATCGAGTCGAGCATGGGCCTTGACCCTAGCGGGCCGCTGTTTGTGAACGTGTGGAACCTGTTTGACGCCTACTCCGCAGGCCTGGCCCGCGAGCTGGGCGACACCGGCGACACATGGCTGTCGTGGTTCCAGGCAGACAACGACATGGGCCGCCGTGGTCTGGAGGCTGGCTACGACGGCAAGCTCAAGCCCATCAAGACGCTGGCGCACCTGTACGGGCTGATAGCCGATGGTCGCAAGCGCTGGGATGAAGCATGACCCCCATCGCCCCAGCCTGCTACGGCGTCATGTGCCCGCGGCACCACGAATGCGCACGCTATGCCGCAGTGGACGGCGCGGGTTGGGCCATGCAGTTCATCGGAACCTGTGGCGATGGCTTGCCGATGTTCGTTCCGTTGGTGCGGGAGGCGCAGGCGTGAGCGAGCTGATCATCTTCAAGAACGAACAGGGAAAGATTGAAGGATTTGGCGAGAAGGGTCGCCGCGCATGGATGAAGTTTCTCAAGGTGGTTGGCGAAATGGCCCCTGGCGAAACTCTGGGTTTTACCTACAAGCTGCCGCGCAGCCCACGGCACCACCGTTTTGTATTCGCGCGCCTGGCAGCGCTTGCTGAGCGCCAGAGCACTTTCGAGGACTTGGAGCACCTGCTGGTTTTTTTGAAGGTCGGCGCGGGATTTGTGGAGTTCATGCCGGGGCCGGATGGTCGATTGGTGGCTGTGCCAAAGTCCATCGCCTGGGCAAGCCTGGAGGAACAGGACTTCATTGAGGTCAAGCGCAGGATTTGGGATTTTCTGTGGACGGATGCCGCCCAGCTCGCACTGTGGCCGCACCTGGGCCGCGAGCAGCGGTATTCCATGGTCGAGCAGTGGGATAGGGAGGCAGGATGACAGCCTTCCCGAAACGCGCCTATGTCCGCAGCGCCAAGGTGCTGGCGGCCTGCCGCGCCATTCCATGCCAGCACTGCAGCCGTGACGACGGCACGGTGTGCGCCGCCCATTCCAATTGGTCGGTTCACGGCAAAGGCGGCCACATCAAGGCCGATGACAGCCGTGTCGCCGCACTGTGCGCTGGCTGCCATGTGCCGATTCTGGATCAGGGAAGCCACTTGTCCAAAGCCGAGCGCCGCGCCATGTGGTGGGCCGCCCACGTCAAGACCATTTCCCTACTGGTGCAGCGTTCGCTGTGGCCGCAGGGTGTTCCGATCCCCGATGTTTCCACCTGTCCTTTTTAACCACCATTGACGCAATGATGTGCATCTTGTGTGCCTGCGAGGATGCAGTTAAAATCAATCTCGATGGTCAAGCGCGCCACGCGGGCAACCGCAACCACAATGCGTAGGGTTCGGGGTTCCGGGCCGCCATCAACCTAATCTCAAACATGGCAACAGCAAAAAAGACCGCAAAGAAGCCAGTGAAGACAGTGAAGCCGAAGAAGCCGCACGGCAGGCCCTCGCTTTACACGGTAGCCATTGGGCAAAAGATTTGCGATAGGCTTTCGAAGGGTGAGCCGCTGGCGCAGATTTGCAGGGATGAGGGGATGCCTGCTGTCAGGACGGTGAGCCTTTGGAAGGAAAGCCACAAGGAGTTTGCCGCCGACTTCGCCTGCGCGCGAGAAGAGGGCTATGACGCGCTGGCGGCTGAATGCCTGGCGATTGCAAATACTCCGCTTGAAGGAGTGGAGTCGACGACAAAGGACGACGGGCGCGTGGAAGAAAAGCGCGGCGACATGCTTGGGCACCGAAAGCTGCAGATCGAAACCAGGCTCAAGCTGCTTGCCAAGTGGGACCCGAAGCGCTACGGGGAAAAACTGGCGCTAGGGGGCGCAGACGATCTGCCGCCGATCAAGACCATGACTGATGACCAATTGCTGGAGCGCATCAACGCGCTGCATGGGAAGCTGAATGGCAAGCCGGAGTGAGCTGGAAGAGCTGGCCATGCTGCTGGAAGAGCAGGCTGCGCGGGATCGTTCCCGCCTGTTCGCGACCATCTTCGGCGGCCTGTACGACTGGCAGACAGAGTTCATCCACCATACGGCCACGCACTCGCAGTGCTGCCTGATCGCAGCAAATCGCATTGGGAAAACGTACCTCGGCACATACATGGACGCCATCCACGCGATGGGCGAATACCCTGATGACTGGACAGGTCACCGATTCGACCATGCGCCGCTGATATGGTGCCTTGGGTACTCTGGAGAGAAGACCCGCGACCTGCTGCAAACCCCGCTTGTCGGTCGAAAGATTGGCGACAAGTTCGAGGGCGGAATCATCCCGGCAGACCGCATCCTAGGGTATGAGTCGATGACCGGCACGCCGAATGCCGTTCGAACGCTGCTTGTCAGGCATGTGAGCGGAGACGTGGCGCGCATTCAGTTTTGGAGCTACAGCCAGGGGCAGCACGCGCTGATGGGCGACGCTGTGGACTGGTTCCACATTGACGAAGAGCCGCGCGACTCCAGCATCTTCCCGCAGGTTCTGGTGCGTACGGCATCTGGCGACAAGGGCCGGGGCGGGCGCGGCATCCTGACGTTCACGCCAGAAAATGGCCGCACCGATCTGGTGATCCAGTTCATGGACTCGCCAAGCCGGGCGCAGTTCTCCATGCAAAAAGGCTGGGATGACGCGCCTCACCTGAATGACCAGGTGAAGGCCGATCTGCTGGCAAGCTTCCCGGCGCACCAGCGCGAGATGCGCACCAAGGGCGTGCCGATGCTGGGCCATGGCCGGATTTACGACATTGCCGAGGAGGAAGTCACCTGCCAGCCGTTTGCAATCCCGAATCACTTCCATGTGATCGACGGCATGGACTTCGGTTTTGACCACCCGCAGGCCCAGGTGCAGCTTGCGATTGACATGGACAACGAGGCGTTCTACCTCACGAAGGCATGGAAGAAGGACAAGCTAAGCCCGAGCGACGCATGGGGCGCGACAAAGACCTGGGCGGCGAATGTGCCGACGGCGTGGCCACTGGATGGCCTGCAGACTGAGAAGGGAAGCGGCAAGCAGCAAAAGGCCTATTACGTGGAGGCCGGGTTCAAACTGCTGCCGAATCACGCGACCTGGCCGGACGGCTCCAACGGCGTCGAGGCTGGCCTGTTTGAGATGCGCGACTTGATGATCAAGGGGAAATTCAAGGTATTTGCTGGCCTGAGAGACTTCTTTGACGAGTTCCTTCAATACCACCGGGACGAGAACGGGCGCATCGTGAAGACCAGAGACGACATTCTGGACGCGGTGCGCTACGCCTACATGATGCGCCGGTTTGCCGTGCCTATTGGAAGCATCGGGGCAAAGAAAGAAACCGCCATACCGCTCCCATCCGCCAGCCCATTCCGCCGCTGATTGACACGATCACAGCAAATAGGACAATCGCACAAACCACAGGATCAACAATGGCACGACAGACCAAAACCGAAAAACTCGCCAGCATCCACGCTGAAATGCTCACGGAATTCGATGCGGTGCAGTCTGCATGCCGGGATGAGCGCATCCAGTGCCTGGAAGATCGCCGGTTCTCCATCATCGCCGGGGCCATGTGGGAGGGGCCGGAGGAGGCTCTGTTCAGCGACCGCCCGAAGTTCGAGGTCAACAAGATCGACCTGGGCGTGTTGCGCATCCAGAGCGAGTACCGCAACAACCGCATCGCCGCAGACTTCGTGAGCAAAGACGGCGAGGCATCGGAGGACATGGCCGACACCTGCGACTCGATCTATCGGGCCGACTGCACGGATTCCGGGGCCGATGAGGCCAAGGACAACGCTTTCGATGAGGCTGTGCGCGGTGGCATTGGGGCTTATCGGCTGTGCACAGCCTACGAAAACGAGTTCGACGACGATGATGACAAGCAGCGCATCCGGTTCGAGCCGATCAACGATGCCGACTCATGCGTGTTCTTCGACCTCGGGGCCAAGCGCCAGGACAAGAGCGATGCCAAGCACTGCTGGGTGTTGACGCCAATCCCAATTGCGCAGTACAAGGAAGAGTATGGCGACGACCCGGCAAGCTGGCCGAAAGACATCTCCAGGTCTGAGTTCGACTGGGCTTCGCCCGATGTGGTGTGGGTTGCTGAGTACTATCGCGTCGAGACCCAGAAGCACACTGTCAAGGTGTACCAGAACATTACAGGCGAGGAAGAGCGCTACACCTCCGAAGACTTCGAGCGCGATGAAATGCTGCAGGAGACGCTGGATGCAACGGGCTCCAAGCTGGTCAAGGAAAAGCAGACCAAGCGGCGCCGGGTGCGCAAGTACATCGCCAGCGGCGGCGGCATCCTGGAAGACTGCGGATACATCGCTGGGCCGAACATCCCCATCGTGATCCAGTACGGCAAGCGCTACGTGGTTGACGGCATCGAGCGCTGCTCCGGCTACACCCGCACCATGAAGGATGTTACCCGGCTCAAGAACATGCAGATGTCGGCACTCGGCCACATCGCCGCGCTGTCGCCAGTTGAAAAGCCCATCCTCGGCGCAGAGCAGGTGGCAAACCCCGCAATCCGCATGATGTGGGAGCAGGACAACATCCAGAAATACCCGTATCTGCTGCTGGATGCCGTCACCGATCAGACCGGGAACAAGGTGTACCAGGGGCCAATCGGCTACACCAAGCCGCCGCAGGTGCCGCCAGCTCTCGCAGCCATCATGCAGATCACACAGCTGGACATGCAGGATCTGATGGGGAACCAGCAGCAGGCCGACAAGATTGTCAGCAACGTCAGCGGCAAGGCCGTGGACTTGATGCAGCAGCGCATGGACATGCAGAGCTACATCTACATCAGCAACTCGGCAAAGGCCGAAAAGCGCGCCGCTGAAATCTGGCTTGGCATGGCAAAGGAAATCTATGTCGAGGACGGCCGAAAGCTCAAGACCATCGGAGCGCAGGGCGAGATCGGAAGCATTGAGATCAACCGACCTGTGATCGCTGCTGGTGGTGAAGTTGAGTACGAGAATGACCTGTCTCGCGCTGATTTTGATGTGAGCATCGAGGTCGGGCCATCGTCAAGCACGCGCCGACAGTCGATGATTCACGACCTCATAAACATGATGAGCGTCACGACAGACCCTGAATCGCAGCAGGTGCTGCAGGCCATGATCATGTACAACATGGAAGGCGAAGGCATCGCAGAGTACCGCGATTACTGGCGCCAGAAGCTGGTGAAGATGGGTGCCGTGAAGCCGTCTGAAGAAGAGGCCA